ATGAAGAGGGCACAGACCCTGGTATCAGCCGCAGAGCACAGCGTTGGAAGTAAGGAGGCACCGGAGACAGCAAGGATGGACGAACTGCTCCGAAACATAGAGGAGAAGCCGGGAGAAATTCCATACGTGGATAAACTGATGGAAATCAAGGGGATCGGGCTGGTGAGCGTCAGCGGATTTATTGCAGAGGTGGGGGACATTGGACGTTTTGACAACCCGAAGCAGCTGCAGAAGCTGGCAGGATATGCGATCGTGGCAAATGATTCAGGAAAGCACAGCGGAGAAGGCCGTATCAGTTACAGGGGGAGGAAAGGCCTGAGATACGTGCTGTATGAAGCGGCGATATCGCTGGTTGGGAAGAATACCGAGTTCCGGGCAATCCATGAATACAACCGGACACGCAGGGAAAACCCCTTAAAGAGGATGCGGTCTGTTGTGGCAGCGGCCTGTAAGATTCTAAGGGTATTCTACACCATACTGACAAAAGGTGTGGACTATGACCCGTTGAAACTGATGGGAGACATCAAGAGGCCGCAGATGCAGGCGGCATAAGCAGTAGAGGAGATGGTAACCAAACAGGCAATGCCCTGTCCCGGTTGAATTGAGCTTTTGGCGAATGGAGTTAAGGGCTGAATTCAGCCGTGACAGGAAGGCTGAAAGGCAGGAAGAACGAGTCGGGAAAACGTCCGCCGCAAGGCGCTGACCGGAAATCATGCATGACAGGTCAGTAAGACTTAATACAAAGAATGAGCCAGTAGTCGGCAGGAATATTTTCCGTAGGGCATGACCCTGCAAAGGAGCTAAGCAGACACCCTGATTATGGACAGGCGGGACGAAGGAAGTTAGGACCCGGCAGAAATGCCGGAGCTCCTGGCAGACACGGGAGGTTCGCGGCCGTAGAAGGATGGGTATACAAAAGACCATGTGGAACGAAAGACAACGACGTTTTACTTCGTGTACCCACCCACCTCTACTTTCGTATCAGATACAGAGAAATGTCCATTCCTCCGGCTCATTCATCTGAGATATGATACTAAAAAATCCTTGAAAAATAAGGAAAAAAGACTTGACTAAATAGGGAGGGAGTAAGAGGATAGTTCATGTACCAAATCAAAGAAGGGAAACAGGGGCGGATTTGACTATGCCCCTGAGCCAGGATAAACGAAAAAACACACCATCCCGTGGATGATGCGCCTTCTGGAAAAAAGTATTAAAAAAGGGAGGAGAGCTGATAAATTCTTATCAGCTCGAGTATTATGAAAAAAATCTTGTAAGCGTTTTTGGGGCAGCAACTCTTGTTGTTTGCTATGGTTAAAGTATATAGCGTAAACATGAAGAAATAATGTTGTTTGTGTAAAAGGTTTTTGAATGAAATATGAACGAAGTGTGAATGCGGAAGAAATATCTGGTCATATTAAGAGAATGCTGTAAATACGTTATTTTATGGTATGGTATAATTTTTCAAAAGTGTAAGTCAGGTATTAGATAATAACATAATAATCAACGCTATAATCAACACTATTTTATTTTTTCTATTTCCGTTCGGAACCATTCTAAATCCAAGTGGGTATATACCCGGTCCGTCAGGTCCGAAATATTATGTCCCATAAATTTTTTCCTGGCAAAGTCATCCATCCCATTTTCCTTTGCCATGGTCGAGAATGTGTGCCTCCCATCGTGCAGCACATGGTCTTTGATACCTAGTCCTTCAAAGTCTTTAAATAGCCCGTATCGAAATGAATTGTCCGTATAAGTGTATTGGCCATTATGTGGGATCTTACGGCCGAATAGTATATTGCGCCCTATGTCATGCGCCTCTTTGTAATAATGCTCTACAATAGGAATGATTCTGGAATGTATGGGAACGGTCCTGTTAATTCCAGCTTCCGTCTTGGAGCCGCTGGTAAATGTACGGTTTTGTAGGTCCACATTATCTATCCCAATGTTAAGGACTTCGTTGGGGCGCCAACCGGAATAGAACTGCACAAGGGTCATGTCGATAAAGAGGGTTCCTGAATGTTTCCACAAAATATCCCTTTCAGCCTGTGTGTAAGGCCGGCCCTCACGGTGTACGATATCAAACTTGAGCTCAAAAGTACGTGCATAATTTACCGTAAGGATGCGGAGAAATATGGCATGGTCATACATCATATTCAATAGGCCTTTGATATTGCTTTTTATATTGGGGGTGGCAACTACAACTTGTCCTTTGGTTTTTCCACGGGTTCCGATTTTGGTCGCACTCTCTATTGACTCTTTCAACATGGCAGGACTGGTATCCAATACCCGAATTTTGTATATGGGAGACAAATAAGCAAACTCCATTTCGTATTTTTTTCGCATGGAATCAGGGTAGTTGTTCACTTTCATATGGTGTTCAATCCATTTTTCAAATAGTTCTTTTACAGTTATGTTGCTATTTAATCCTCCGGGACTCTTACGATATTGCATGACAGCATTATAAGCGTCTATTTTCTCAGCGAATGTCCCCAACAGCTCATACTTATAATGGGATGTGCCCTTTTCATCATCAAATACCTGTGTCGGATTTACAAGGGCAGCATAGGGCTTTCTTCGGTTGCCATTAAGCTTCCTAATAGTCCCGTAACCATTTGGAAGTCGGAATGTCAGCTCTTCCTGCTTTTTTGGGCGCCCACGTTTAGCGGCAGGAGCTGTACAGAGTGGAAATCCACAGTGTGGGCAGGAAGTGGCGCGGTCGCTTACTTGGCCGGAACACTCTGGACATTGAATCAGTGCCATATTCATCATCCTTTCTGTTGCGATATCGCAATAGCTTTTAAAAATGGGTACAAAAACACACCCATTGCCAGAACGGATGCCAGATGATATAATATGGTTGTCGATTCCGATATTATACCGTGGCTCCAGCCCGGCAATAGTATCATCAAAAGCTCTTGTGTTGGTAGCACAGGAGCTTTTCTAATATTAAAATAGTGCAGTAACCAAAGCTTTGTACATTTTATCATCAATTTCTATTAAGCTTTTTTTACCGTCTTTAAATTGGAGGGCAACCTGATATATCCCTTTATTTTTTGCTGATAATCCTCCTGCAAGTAATCCAACTGGACCTAACAGTGCTCCTCCAACTAATCCTCTTGTAACTCCTGAAGCTGCGCTTTTTCTGTGCTCATCAGTTATAAGTTCGTAGGACTCCACCACATCCTTTGTCAAATAGTAATTCTTTCCAAATCCCACAACAAGCGAAGGTTTTCCCATTCCCAAAATCAAGCTTTTCCCTAAATAGTCACCTGCAATTACTCTGTTTTTAGCACCCATAAAAATATCCTCCTGTTTTTAAAATTTCCTTCGTAACTCAATCACCTTTCCAACGATTGTCACTGGTAATGTACTGATTTCATCCAGTGTATATAATTTGGGGGAGAATGCTGGATTGTTGGGTACCAGACGAATACTCCCATCCTCATACTTATATATTTTTTTGCAGGTAGCCTCATCACCATTGATGAGAACAACCACAGTCTCACCATTTTCGGCATCGGGCTGCTCTTTGACTATGACTGTATCTCCATCACAGATGTTTGGCTCCATGGAATGTCCTTTGATGCGAAGACCGAACAGGTTCCCCTGGCGGGCCATGTCTTCGGTGACTTCCTCTTCGTCTATGATATCTTCAACTGCACTGATGGGTATGCCGGCTGCTACGGAACCGAGGACTTTAATGATTACGCTCTTTTTATGGGCGGATAACTCTATTGAGTGATTTTTGTTATCAATGTCTCCATCCATTAGATACGAAGGTGTTGTATTGAATACCTTAGAAAATGCTGTAATCTTGCTTTGTGGTAAATCAACCTTTCCAGCTTCTATCTTGGCAATCGAGGTTTTGTCAGCATATCCGACTTTTTTGGCAAGTTCTTCTTGTGACCAACCTAGTTGATTTCTCATTTTTTTTATTCTATCATACATGCTTTCCATATTGCATACCTCCGTATGGCTTAATAATATCATGAAAAAGAATAAAATTCAACATTTTTATAAAAAATAGTTGACAGATATTCTACTGCGAGTTATTATAGTTACAGGTTGAATGTCATGCAACCAAGGAGGACAGGAGGTGAGAAAATGACAAATTCTAATGCACTAAAAAAACGAATTTCTGAATCTGGCATTTCAATTTCTTTTATTGCAAAAAAAGTAGGTATAACAAGGGAGGCCTTTTACAACAAGATGAATAATGAGACAGAATTTAAAGCTTCTGAGATTTCCTGCTTAAAAGAGATTCTGGGTTTATCAAGTGAAGAGAGAGATGCAATTTTTTTTGCAAACGAGGTTGAATATAAGGCAACCTAGAGAGGAGCAAAACCATTGATTATGTTTGCCATAGTAGAGGGAATTGTGGGCATAATTGTTTTGCTAATTAGTTTTGAACGCTTCACTCGCGGTGGAAAGGGAAACGGATTCCAGTATTACGCTTTCGTCATTTTGGTATTGAATCTGATTATTTCCTTGAGAAGGTAGGAATAGAGCAATGATAGCAACTACCAAAGCCAATATGGCTATTAGATTGTTACAAAGAAATATTCTGATTTGTAGCCTGTTGTATTCTTTTAAATTTAGAGAATACGAAGTGAGTACAAATCCCTGTGGAGTCTTGGTACCACTAGCATACACATATTCCAATAAGTTTTTTTCTGCCAGAACCTTAACTGCCTTAAAAACGATATTTGGATGTATTTTTAAATGATAACTGATGTCATATTCATTTAATATTGCGTGCCCATTGTTGCTTAGTTTTATGGCCGTATTGAGTATTTGTTTTTGGGTTTTAGTTAACATGGGAGTCCTCCGATAGTTTCATAAAAGGATTATACCATGAAGAGAATTTGATTTCTATAAGAAAGAAGGGGTGAGAGAGAATGCGTCCAAACCGAATCAGAACCAAAACAGCAGCAAAAATCTTTGGCGTTGATGTGCCCTATCTGATTGAGAAAGTTAGGGTTGGTAAATATCCCATAGGCATCTACGAAAAACATGGGAAGCGGGCGCACATAGTGATACAGACAAACTTAGTAGCTCAGTATTTGGGCAGAACTATGGAGGAGATTGACGCTGCTGTTATAGAAATAGAAGGAGGAACAAGCCAATGACAAAAGTAACTGAGTTAGCCATCCGCGCCAAAGCAGCGGCCCAGTATCCCGGCTGGCGTGTGGATTTTGTGGGACCGGCCACCGCGGTGATGACCAACATCATGGGGCATAGACGTATGGTGACCTTCAGACAGCGCAGGAGACGCCGGGACGGCCCAATCATGAGAGCAGCTAAGTGGATTGTGCCGGCGGTTATCTGGCTGCTGGGGATGTGGATGGCAGCTATCGTGGTCATGGCGCTGGCCATGGGCGTGAGGCTGTGAAAGGAGGTGAGGGAAAATGATTAAAGGTGCAAAGAGCATTGCGGAGTACGCAATCCGCAAGTGGCTGCAGTCAGAAGGTTTTGAGATGCGCTATTTTAAATTGACCGTACATAACAACGAGGCCATGATTGTGGATAGTGCCGGCGACACGCTGTGGCTGATATATGACAACGATACCAAGTCTGTCTATGTCAAAGAGTAAGGAGGTGGCAGGATGTTTGATATATCAAGACGTATAACGGCCCTGGAGTTTGCCCTTGATTACACACCAGGACAAGACGACAACCACAGCCACAGTGTACTGTTGGAGATACTGGATGAACTCAGGGCAAAGAAGATGGACCCCAGCGGCGGCAACCGCGAGAGGCCCATGGACAAATAGTTTAGCACACCCCTATTATAGGGGATTTAAAAGGAGATTACAAGTATGAGATTATATGAACTTACAGAACAGTATCAGATTTTGCAGGATATGGCCTATGACCCAGAGGTGGATGAGCAGACACTGCGGGATACCATGGAAGGCCTGTGGGGGGAAATTGAAGAGAAGGCAGACGGTTACGCCAAAATCATTACAGGCATGAAGGCCGACATTGAGGCGTTGAAGGAGGAGGAATCACGGCTCTATATGCGGCGTAAAGGGCTGGAGGACCGCCAGAAGTGGCTGAAAGACAACCTGGAGGCTAACATGCGTGAAATAGGAAAGACCAAATTTAAGACGGCCCTGTTCAGTTTCAACATCCAAAAGAATGGCGGACTGCAGCCATTAATCATAGACGGGGCCATTGACGACATCCCTGGCCGCTTCCTGATTCCGCAGGACCCGGTTCCGAACAATGAGGCCATCCGGAGCCTGCTGGCAGAGAAGCAGGTTGACTGGGCCCACCTGGAGCCGCGCGGTGAGAGCCTGAGGATAAAGTAATGGATAGGGGAGAGATTACCCCGTTCCGGATGCAGGTGTTAATGGAAGTGGCGGCCCGGATTGTGAAAATTATGGTTACGGGTGCCTGGCACCTGTCTTTTGAAGAAATGGACATGGTACTGACACTGGTACGGAATGGGATGGACGAGAGTATAAGACGCAACATGAAAGGAGATAAGAAGGATGTTTTTAAAGACGGCAGAACTGAAAAAGATGATGAAGTCGGCGCTTAAGAGTGCAGGACTTTATGTGGGAAACATTGCGGGAAACTATCCGGTATATGGAAGTACCTGGGGGTTAAGTACGGATACGGAATACGCTTCCAACAAGTTTAAGGCCGCACTTACGGAACTGATTGGGGATATTCCTGAACCAGGGGAATGCTACAGATACTATATGCAGGACAAGGATGTGGCACAGGATACATGTGTGGACTATCCGAATGCTTATGGGGCCTGGAAGGAAGCAAAAAACTATGCAACAGGACTTCCGATTAACCTTATTTCCTGGCCCCATGAATTTGCGGTATACCAGATACATAGTGATATGAGTTATGTGATTGCGCCAAGATGTTGCACAAGAGATGTGATAAGCATAAAGGAGCTGGACAACAGCGTGGAATCCATGCCGGGCAGGCCAAGTTATATGCCATGCACGCTGTACTGGAAGAATGACACCACTATTTACTGGGTTTTGACAGTGGAACAGGGCGAACGTGCCAGAAACGCACTGTTTCCAGCATTATCAGGGCTTAATTTTTTTCGTGAGGACTGGCTCCCAAAAGAGGAAGATGAGGCTGAAACAGAAAAAGAGGATGAACAGGATGTGGATGAGGAAGAAATTCCGTATGCATAGAAGGAGAAACATATGGCAATACCTGTTTTGATTATGGGGAAGTCCGGAAGCGGGAAGTCCCGGAGCATGAAGAACTGCGTGGGAAAGGATTTCGGATTAATACGGGTGATTAACAAACCTTTGCCTTTCAAGGGAAAGATTGGCGGTTCCGTAAGTGACAAATATGATTATATAAAGCAATGCCTGAAAAGCCCTAACTGGCCCAAATCCATTGTGATTGATGATGCGGGATATCTCATTACCGGTCAGTTTATGGATGGGCACAGCACAACCGGGAAAGGGAATGCAGTGTTTGGATTATACAATCAGCTGGCAGACGATTTCTACCGGCTGATAAAGACCATCCAGGATGAGGTGCCGGAGGACCGGATTGTGTATGTCATCATGCATGAGGATACCAATGATTATGGAGACATTAAACCTAAGACAATCGGAAAACTTCTGGACGAGAAGGTGTGTCTGGAAGGATTATTTACAGTGGTGCTCCGTTCGGTGAAGGCAGACCGGTATGTATTTATGACCCAGTCCAGGGACGGGGCTGTGAGCAAGGCGCCGGATGATATGTTTGAAAGTGTGGAGATAGACAATGACCTGTTGATGGTGGACAACACTATCCGGGAGTATTACGGGATACAGAATCCCAAGAATTTAAAGGAGGACAAGCAGAATGATTAAGAAGCCACAGGGATATGACGAGGCAGCCGCCTACACTGGCGAATCACAGCAGCTGCCAAAGGGAAAGTATGAGTGCATCATTAAGCGGGTAACGGTCAAGGAGTCAAAGAATGGGAACCAGCAGTTCGTAATCCTGTATGACATCCTGTCCGGGGAGCATAAGGATTTCTATCAGAAATTATTTGACATCGACAAGGCCCAGGACCCTTCCGGGGCGAAATGGCGCGGTGTGTTTAAACAGAACATGGATGGAAAAGGGTTATCCTGGTTCAAGGGCGTCATTACGTCCATTGAGCGTTCCAATAATTTTACGTTTCAGTGGGATAAGCAGAACAATGAAAAGCTGTTAATCGGAAAGCGGTTTGGGGGCATTTTCCGGCGCCGGCAGTATGAGGCGGAGAACGGAAGCCGGCCAATCGTGACAGAACTGTTCCGTATACGTAGCGTGGCAGGCCTTGCTGAGGCGGAAGTTCCAGAGGATGAACTTCTGCCGGATGGTCCAGTACAGAGAAAAGTTCCTGACACGGCCAGTACGGTTGGGGATGGATTTATGAACATCCCAGATGGGGTTGAGGATGAAGGGATACCGTTCATGTAATTATGACCCGGAGTTGTTCCAGAAGGTCAGGGAAGGAGTCCCAATGCGGCAGGTGGCAGAATTCTACGGCCTGCAGGTGAACCGGAAGGGGCTATGCCAGTGCCCCTTCCACCATGATACGAACCCCAGTCTTAAGATATATCCAGATGGGAAGGGGTTTTATTGCTTTACTTGTGGTACAGGTGGGGACCAGATAAAGTTCACGGCGTTGTACCGGGGAATCAGTAATACAGCAGCGGCACGGGAACTGGCTGCAGCCTTTGACATTCCTGTTAATGTGCCCGTGACATACCGGGAAAAGCGGGAGGCGGAGAAGATACAGCGCAGGCGACGCGAATTGGCAGTCTTTATACGGCGGTCAAGGATGTATTTGACCATTTACCGAGGCTTGCTTTGTATGGCAGTCCGTGAACATAATGAGCATTTCTGGGAAGGACTGGGAAGTTTATCCCGCGTGGAATATCTGCTTGATTGTCTGGAGCAGTGCCCAGAAGAACTGTTTGCAGACAAGAAGGCGGTGAAAAAGATTGAAGAAGTCGAAAGACGAATTACTGACTGGTATGTCAGAATTGAGCCCGACGGAACCGTTTCCAGATGAAGTATTCTATCGAATATTTGAGATTGATGACAATGTAGAACGGACCCAGTATATTGAGGCATTGCGGAATACTGCCAGGAGACTAAAAAGGGCGACAGAATTTAATAACGTCTATAAATCCTTTGTCCTAGATTATGCACAGCGCCAGAAACAGACCGGGCAGAAGACAAAGTTTACGGACCAGCCACTGGAACTGGTCTGCGGTGAATGGACTGCAAATGACCTGGGAGTCAGGGCCGTCCATTATGATAAAAATGCAATGCCCATGCCGGTCGTTGCCTGCAGCCATCCGATCCTGCCGGTGGAGATATTGAAAAACGTGGATACTGCCCAGGAGCGCATTACGCTGGCCTACTTCAAGTCCGCCACGTGGCAGACTATCACAGTGGACAGGAGCGTGTGCGCCAATGCCAATAAGATTGTGGATACCCTGAGCCAGTTCGGTATAGAAGTAACATCTGACAATGCAAAGAACATGGTTCGCTACATATCTGAGTGTGTAGGGCTCAATCCTTTGACCCTCAACCCGAAGAAATCCATTAACCGCCTGGGATGGGTGGGAAACTCATTCACTCCCTACGCCGAGGATATCCGATATGAAGGAGATATGGACTATGAGGTTATTTTCCGGAATGTAAAGGAAGCAGGAAGTTTTGAGGCATGGAAGGATTTGTGTGCCGGCCTGCGGCAGAATATACCGCTTCGGATGATGATGGCGGCCAGCTTTGCTTCAGTACTTCTGGAGCCGCTTAAGATATTGCCGTTCGTCCTTCATGTCTGGGGGACAACCGGAACCTGCAAGACGGTAGCGCTGATGGTGGCCATGAGTATCTGGGGGAATCCCAAAATGGGCGGCCTGGTCAAGACCATGAACATGACTAAAAACGCCATTATGCGCAATGCATCATTTTTGTGCAGCATCCCATTCGCGGGGGATGAGCTTCAGACCATTAAAGACAAATGGCAGGGAAACTTTGATCAATTGATTTATCAGATTACTGAAGGGGTGGACCGGGGCCGGGCGCGGGCTTATGGCGGAGTCGAGGAAACCAGGACCTGGAAGAACAGTTTCCTGTTTACTGGAGAAGAGCCGATTACGAAAGCCAACTCAGGCGGGGGATCAAAGAACCGAGTCGTTGAGATTGCCATTGATGGCCCGCTGGTAGATGACGGGCATTATGTGAGCAGCGTGGTGCAGGAGAATTATGGATTTGCCGGCCGGCGGCTGGTAGAGTACATCCAGGAGATAGAAAGCGCGAAACTGACGGAGCGGTATCGGGAGCTGTTCGAAGAGCTATGCCGGCTTGATACTACGGATAAGCAGGCGATGGCAATGGCCTGTATTCTGCTGGCTGACGAGCTGGCGGTGGAGCTTTTCTTTTCAGACGAGGAAGCGCTCCGGATTCCGCAAGTAAAACAGTATTTGCAGAGCTCTTTGGAGGTGGATGTGGCAGAGCGGGCGTATCAGTCTGTTCTTAACTGGGCGGCAAAGAACCCGGTACGGTTTGAGGATCCAAAGGCCGATAATTCTCCAAATAAAGGTGAGGTGTGGGGAAGGATTGATGGGGAAGTATTGATAATCAACCGTGATGTATTGCTTGGATACTTGGATCAGAACGGTTTTGATTATACTGCGGTGAGTAAGAAGTGGGCGGAAAAGGGATATCTGCTGCGAAACACGCAAGGGAAAATGGTGCACCAGACAAAAGTATACGGAATCAAGTCCAGCTATGTCAAGCTGAGCTTGCCACAGGATGATGACAGTACCGACAAAGACGGCTTTGTAAGGATAGATTATGAGCAAGAATCCCTTCCATTTGAGTAAAAGGTCTTACCTGATGATAAAAAGGTAAGACCTTGGTAAGACCCTAAAGCCCGCATAAAATAAGGCTTTTTTAATAAAGTCTTACCTGTCTTACTGGTCTTACCTGTTTTATATATATCGTGACGCGAGGAAAAAGTTTGTAGAAAATTTAACATATAATTTCTACTCTAAAAATGTTAGTATATACAACCGGATTTTTGGTAAGACAGTAAGACCCTACGTAAAATAAAGGGTTGCAGGCATTTTTGTAGTAAGACCTGCGTAAGACATTCATGAAAAATGGTAAGACTGAACACAAAATGAGGTGAATGATATGAACAATAAATCAGCAGGAACCAGGTTTGAAAAAGAATTTGCTGATATCCTGGCGGACCACTGGTTCTGGGTACATCTTTTTCAAGATAACAGGAACGGACAGCCATGTGATGTGATTGCAGCCAGAAATGGCCATACATATCTGTTTGACTGTAAGGACTGTCAGGGGGACTATTTCCTGCTCAGCAGGATGGAGGAGAACCAGTATAATGCCATGCGGCTGTTTGAGATGACGGGAAACAGCCGCGGCCGGTTCGCAGTCCGGTTTGGGCCAGGGGAGATATACCTGATAGGATACTGGCAGCTGAAAGCCTTGCAAGATCAGGGAGTGAAGCGATTTGACCGGAAGGACTGCCAGGTGTATGGAGAGGATTTCTTTTCCTGGCTCAATGAAAAAGACAGGGAAGATGGATGGAGTGATGAGGATGAAGGTGGTAATTGGAAGTGAGATACGGATAAAGGATGCAGAAAAGCCGCTGTATGACTGGTGCAGCGAAAACCTGATCCTGCCAAATCCGGAATATATAGACCGGACCCGCAGGGGCTTGTGGACAGGAAACACACCACGATACCTATGGCTTTACCGTGTAGAGGGCAGTGACCTGGTCGTACCGGTCGGCGTAGGGAAGCAAATCAGGCAGTTCGTAACGCCGGAAGATACGTTTGAGATACAGCTTGCCGATAACGGATACATAGAGTATTCAGGGACAATCCCTCTGTATGACTATCAAGAACCTGCAGTTAAGGTAATGAGCCATAAGAACTGCGGAATCCTGCAGAGTCCATGCGGCTCCGGTAAAACACAGATGGGCATTGCCCTGGCGGCTGTATTATCACGCAGGACCTTATGGATTACGCACACGCAGGACCTGCTTACCCAGTCCTATGACAGGGCAGTCCAATACTTCCCCCGGGAAACGCTGGGAAAGATAACGGCGGGGAAAGTACGCATAGGCAGCCATATGACATTTGCAACGGTTCAGACATTGTGCAGGCTGGACTTGTCCCTATATCGGGACAGTTGGGATGTAATCATTGTTGATGAGTGCCATAGGCTGGCCGGTACACCTACGCAAATGACCATGTTTTACCGTGTCATGAACAGCCTGGCGGCTAGATATAAATATGGCCTGTCAGCTACGGTACATCGATCGGATGGGATGATCAGGAGTACATTTGCGGTGCTGGGACCGGTGGAATACCGGGTGTCGGATGAGGCAGTGGCTGATAAGACAATGAAGGTACGGATTGTGCAGCGTGATACAGGAATTGAGACCAGTCGTTACTGCCTGGATACGGATGGGACATTGGATTATGGAAAACTTATCCCGTATCTGACAGGCAACAGCCAGAGAAATGAGATGATTGTGAAGGACCTCCTCAACAACGCGGCGTGCTGGAACCTGGTTTTGTCTGACCGCTTGGAACATCTCAGGACCCTCATGGATCTTCTGCCGGAAGAATACAGGCTGTTTGCCGTAATGATTGATGGTAGCATGACAAGCAAGACAGGCAGGGCTGCCAGGGAGAAGGCAATTGAAGATATGCGGAACGGGAAGAAGCATTTCCTATTTGCCAGCTATTCCCTGGCCAAGGAAGGACTGGATATACCGCGTCTTGACCGGTTATACATGACCACACCTAAAAAGGATTTTGCGGTGGTCACACAGAGCATTGGAAGGATAGCAAGGGTATTTCAGGGTAAGGGCGATGCAATCTGCTATGACTATGTGGATGATATCCAGTTCTGTCAGAATCAATACAAGCGCCGTCGAGCGCATTACAAGAAGGCGGGGTGCATCTTATGACCACAAAAGGGCAGATAGAACGAGATAAAGAAAATGGGAAGCTTGTAAAAGGCGTGTTCTGCGATGCATACAACTTCTACTTGAAGTATCACGGAAAACCCATGGAGCCTGGCACGTGGGATGGAGCGACGAAGGATTTTGCTGATATCATGGGGAAGTACAATGGAGCACCGATTTGCGGCAGGCTGATGCTGGCTACCTTCTCACAGCTGGAGGAAGAGACACGATGGATAGGGTAAAAGAAAAAAAACAACCGGAATCCCCGGTCTACATCTGCAGCGAGTGCGGCAGGGAGATAAGCGGGGACCATGTGTATATCAGGACCAGGCGGCGGACGGAGCTGCACATACACTACGGATGCATGCCGGGGAGATGTATCAGGAACGAATGATATTATAAATCGGAATTTGAGTGATTAAGGAAGGAGGCCGGAGCGGTGGCCACCGTGACAGGATATCCTGGCTCCTTTCGTAAAATGGAAAAAAGAGAATTAACCACTGAGGAGTGGAAAGCAGAGAAAAGAAAGAAGAAAGCCCATATGGTAGCCATGCAGGCTTTACCCTATGAGGTGAAGATAAAGCGGGCAGAATTGCGGGCCAGGGAATACATAGAGAAACTGGATGACATGGAGCTGAACGCTCATGTGAGTGTGGGAGGGCTGGATAGTATCGTGCTATTGGTGTTCTTACACAGCATCGGGATTCACGTACCGGCCATATCAGTGTCTTCATTGGAAGATAAAAGCATTCAGAGAGTACACAAGGCCCTGGGAGTGGAAATTGTAAAGCCAGGAAAGTCAAAGGTGGAAATCCTAAATGAGTTTGGCTTTCCAGTAATCAGTAAAAGGATTGCGGGAAAGATTGATACATTGCAGCGTCCTACGGAAAAGAATAAAACGGTACGTCATGCAATCATAACCGGAGAATGTGGTGCCCAGGGACATTATGCTAAGAACAGTCGAATGAAACTTCCGCAGAAGTGGTTAGAGCTATTTGCTGGATATGAAAATGAAAACGAAGGTGTGAACTACAGAATTGCGCCATTCAAGGTCAGCAACAAGTGTTGTCTGTATATGAAGGAGCAGCCCTGCGACAGGTGGGCAAAGGAACATAGTAGTTGTCCGTTTCTGGGACTAATGGCCAGCGAGGGAGGTCAGAGGGAGGAGGCACTGACAGACCATGGATGCAACTATTTTGGTAAGACAGTTATTCGTAGCGCACCATTCACGCCATTTTTGCGGCAGAACATATTAATGCTGGCGATAGAGATGGATAAATGGTATCACGAGCACATCGATGTTTTTGAGGAGGCATTTCATGAACAGCCATACGGACGAAATCCAGATGGTAGCCTAAAGGAATATGAGCCGCTGGAGACCATTATTCCAGGAATATATGGAACCATAGAGAGAAAACCCGATGGAACCTTGTACACCACAGGGGCACAGCGGACCGGGTGTAGCATGTGCGGATTTGGCGTACACATGGAGACGCGACCACATCGGTTTGACCGGCTCCGGGTACGAAACCCGAAAGAGTGGGAGTTTTGGATGTATCGCTGCTGTACGGACCCAGAGACTGGCGAGAAATTCGGTTGGGGACGGGTACTGGATTACATCGGCGTTGAGTGG